TCAGCTCCTACTTGTGAAAGAAATCCTGAGATTGTTCTGTTTCCAAAAACCTCAGCTTCTTTCTCCATAAGATCTGGTAAATATTGTTGCGCCCAACCAGCGGTTGCTTGCGCAGTAAAATCGATGTAGTTTGAAGCTAGTGTTTGTTGCTGTGGAGCTACAACACTATTTAAACTACTTCCTGCAGTAATTGCCATAATTTTAAATTTTAAGCGTTAAATAAATTATTTGTTTTTAATTTTAAACTTGAAATCATTAGAATCACTACCTAACACCTTAAACTTCATACCGCCGCTTTGAATCTCACCATGTTGTTGGCGTGGATTCATATCAACGTTTTTAGCTTTTGCAACACTGTTTTTCATGGCATCGGCTTTACCTTGCTCATAAAAGTGTTGCGCAATAGCGTCTGGATTCATAGCTGCGTAAAGAGATTTATGATAACCCTTAGCATCTGACATTTTATTATCCTTCCCTAAAAACTTTTTAATGAAGTTATTAATATCGCTTTGAGTTTCTTTAACACCATCTACATTTTTAACATTAAACCTATATTTTTTTTCACCAACACTAAAATCAAATCCTTTGAAATCTTTGTTGAAAACACTATCAGTTTTATGCATAAAAGTATTATGCTGCTCTTTAGCTATTTTTTGTGATTCTTTTGAATCCTTGTCATACCTGTTGAAAAAATCAATAGCTTTCTGCTGTTCTTTCGTAAGCTTAGAGCCATATTTAATTTCTTCATAATGTTTGGATTTTACACTTTCCAAGTGTTGCCTTGCCTGAGCAACTTGCTCCTTCAACGCTAATTTTTTTCTTTTTATTTCTCTCTCATCATCATCTGCTTCATCAAATGAAAAACTATCTTCCATCATGAAGTCTACTTCGTCTGCTGATAAATGAGGTTTAGTTTGTTTGTAAAACTCTCTAAGTAAAGTTAAATTATCTAATTTAGAATAATCTTGATTTAACCTAACGTAGTCTTGTAAGTCTCCACCAGTATCATCCATAAAGTCTATTAACTTTTGAATATTTTCTGGTAATGGTTTTCCAGTAGCTTGAGCTTCGGCAACAGCTTCTTCAACTTCTTCTTCAAGTTCTTCAACTTGCTCTTCAACTTCTTCATCTGTTATTTCTTCTAGTACTGGTGTCGTGTCTTGTACTTCTCCTTCCGATTGTACTTCTTCTTGTTCTTCTGTGGCTGTGGCACTTTCATCCCTTCCAACCACTCCTGAGTCGTCAGCTTCACTTGTTGAAGTTTCTTCTGTTTGTTTTGGTTTTTCATCTTTCGGTTGTTCAACTGGTTTACTCATGTCTACCTTAACGATAGAGTCGTCTCCAGCAGATTCAAATTTACTTTCATCAACTTGAGGTGTTTCCTCTATTTGGTTTTCTTGTTGAGTCTCCTCAACTTTTTCTAATTCTTGTTCCATAATATAAAATATAAAAAATTAATGTTTGATTTAATCTATTCTTGGTTCAAACTTGTCCAAGTTAAATCCACCACCTAATATATCATTACCTGATGATTCAAAGTTTTTAGGTGGCTTACCTGTTTTTCTTTGATCTATAAGTTCAGATTGTTGAGTAGCTTGTATTTTAGTTCTTTTGTCTTTTCGATCTTCTTTTTGAGAGTCTTTCATTTTTGTTGCCGAGTTATTTATTCTAGCCAACTGTATGTTATACTGAAACTCTTGCTCCATTAATTGTTTTTTAACCTCAGCCTCTTGCATTAACTTTTGAGAATCTATTTGAGCTTTCAATTGTTCTAATTGAGCTTGCGATTGATTAAGTGCTTGTTGTTTTTGTATTTCAGCTTGAGCAGCAGCCTGTTGAGCTTGAGCGTTTGCTTCAGCTTGTGCTTGCATGTTTTCCTGCTGCATTATTTGATCTCTTTCCATTTTCCTTTTTCTACGAATCTTCAACAGTTGATTTGCTAACTTAATATTCTTAATATCTCTTAAATCAATAGCGTCTTCTAAGTCTATGCTTTGTTGAGCTAAAGCTTGTTGAATGTTATTTTCAAGCAACATTTTCTCTTCTTCATCAGGCATTAATTCTATAAATATACCAAAATCATAAAGATGTAAATTAGATATTTCTTCTAAAGTAGCCACGTTGTGAACACCAATGCTTTGTACAAAAGCTTCTTTTGTTGGTGAGTACTCTATAATATCAGATATTCTAAGTGATAAACATTCTGCCACTTGAGTTGTTAAAAACAAACCAGAGTTTAATATATGTCTAGTAGCAGTGTTAGAATTTGCTGCAGCCATTTTTTGAACTCCTACTAGCGATCTTTCATCTGGAGTACTACCATCACGAGCCTCGTTTAACCCGGTAGTATCTCTTATCATTTGTAAGTAATAGTTATAATTACCTATAAGAGCTTGCATTTTGTTTCCACCAGATCCAGATGTTATTTCTTGAATAGGTACTTTGCCAGGATTCATGTCACCTTCAGAAGTAAAACTTCTTCCAATAACCGAACCAGTCTGGAAAAACATATTTAAAGCTTCTTGTGGGTTATAATTTGTTCCATTACCTAAGTCTACTTCAGCAAGACCATCAGCGTCAAGATAAACGCCGTCTGGAACCATTCGCGACATTACTTGTTGTAGTTTTAAATGTGTCAACTGTATCATGTCAGCAAAACCTGTTATACGTTTCACTAAAGACTCTATTCTACCCTTGTACATCCTAGGAGCAACAATAGAGTAGCTCATTTTTACTTTTGTAAAGTTGCTTTGTGGTCGTAGCATATTCTTAGCCATCTCCCACTTTAATAGTTTGTCAGCACCAAGAACATAAGCGCCTTCATATACCGCTTCTATAGATCTTTGTAATTTAGAGTAATTACCCTCAACATCTTGGGGTGGAGCAAAGTTATCATTTTTTTCAATAATTTTTTGAGCACCACTACCAGTTTCTTTTAACTTATAAACCTCGTTCATGTAAGTTTTGTAGTTGAAATATAAAACTTGAACTTTATTGCTGTCTGCTTCTTTTCTAGATCCTCTTTTACTGTAAGAGCTAGTGTGTCTATAAGATGATTTTTTTATTATATCTTCTAGCTCTTCGTGACCTAGTTGTGGAAATTGTTTTGCTAGTTCGTTTATAGGTATTGTTTTTATTTCTCCAACATAATAAATGTCATCAAAGTAAGGTGACTCGGTATAAGAATAAACCAAGTTAGCTGGATCTACGTATTCAACAGTAACTCCTTCAGATGTATTAAAACCAGTTTTAACAGCTCCGATACCTAAGACTGTCAAATCATAATACATTTGTTTTTTTATTAAATCATAGTTGTTTCCATTTAACAATACATTTATCGCTTGCTCTTCAGCTATTTCTACAGCTTGCTTGTAAGTTAGCTGCATGTGTAAATCTAATTCTTCTTGTGTTTCTGGAAGTGTTTCAGGGTCGTTTCTATAAAGATTTATTCCAAAGTTTTCTTGAGCAAAGTCATTCATGTCTTTAGTAGCCATGTCACCTAGTATACTTTCCATATACTCAGTTCTTTTAGCCATACCATAAGGGTCTTGAGAAAAAGCTTTTATATCATAAGCTCTTTCTGCAATACCATTGACTACAATGTCTACAAACTTTGGAATAATAGGAACTGGAGTCCAGTCTAAGTTTAGATAAGATAAATCACCGTTTATTGATAATTCATCTTTGTATTTTTTTATTGATTGCTCACCTCTTGCGTACAATCTTAAATTATGGTAATCATTTACGTTTGCTTCGTATTTGTTAGTTCCCATATCATTATAAAACCATTCTGTCTCGATGGCTTTTGCTACTTTTAAACCGTACTCGTAGCTGAGTTTCTCAGCGTCACTAACGACCTGACTTGGGAAATAAGTTTTTATAACAGACTCTGCCATATTTTTATTTTATTAATTTTGATATACCACCAGTGTTGGTATATGTTGCTATATTAATGTTTAGTTTAGGTTTTTGCTTTTCAGCGTGAGGTCTATATAAATGCCTATTGCAAGCCATGATAGCTAAACCAGAACTTATAGAGGCATCAAACTTGGTTCTTTTGTTTATATCAAACTTTGCCCAGTCGTTTAAAGTTTCATTAAAATATATGTTACCATATAAGCCATCTCCTTTAAAACCAACGTGATCTTGGATATACATTTCAATTGCAGCAGCATGAGCTTGTTTAATGTCTTCACTTGAGTTTGGTATACCACCAACTTCTTTTTCTGCAACAGAAAGTTTATTCCAAATTTTATCTGGTCTGTTCATGCTAAAACCTCTATAACCTCTACGTTTTAGATAATACAAAAGTCTTGGTTTGTTATTCTCTGCAAGAATCGGCATGCCGTAAAAAACTAAAGCACACAGAACATCTTCAAAGAATATCTCAGCTGTTTGTGGTCTTGCTACATACTCTAAGAACATGTGGTTTGGTGGTGCATCTTCCATGCTAAACTTAGTAAGCCCGTGAAGAGATCCTTTAGATCCTCTACCATCAACTGTCCCACTAATATCGTAGCTATCACATCCAAAAGCACCTATGTGCTCGTTACCTGGATATTTAACTCCATTTTTAATTATAACTTTATTTTGCATTCCTATAGAAGGAACCCAACTTACTTTAAATCTACCTTTTGGATCTGGATAAAAAATAACACTTGTATCTTTAACTCCATTCTCCCATTGAAAATTTCCAACGCTTACGCTATTGCTATTTCTAATACCTTCGTTGTAATCTATTTGTTCGTATATTTTAACTAAATTAAATATACTATTTTTTGTTTCATCCCTAAAAGCGTGATCTTCAGTTCTTGGAAATTGTCTATAAAACTCATTCAATCCATCTTGATCATCTTTTAAACCATCCACCTCGTTGTTCCAGTGTTCTATAATACCAACATCTATTAGTTCACCGTCTGGTCCACAACACTCTCGTGTTGGGGTATCAAAAACTGGTCGTCCAAACTCGTCAATAAATCCTTCATAGTTCCATTCCATTGGGATAAACAAAGCATATAAACCAGAGCGTGTTTGACCATTTCTATTTCTTTCAGTTACGTTGCTATCGTTATATAACTTTTTAAAGTTACTTCCACCCTTATCCAAAGCGTTTGACGTTGATCCCATCATGCACTTACCTATAATTC